GTGTGGACAGACCCACGGCCGCGGCTGGCCCGAAGGCCACGTCGCCACATTCCACGCCGGCACCTGCGACATCTGCGCTCAATCCGCCAGCGTGACCGAACCCCGCGACTACGGCCACCTCCGCGCCTGGCCCATTCCCTCAACTCTCAACCCTCAACCCTCAACTCCCTCATGATCCTCGAACTCCGCCCTCCCTGGCCCGTCATCACCGAGCACGGCGAGGGGACCGCCAAAGTCATGATTACCTACGGCACCGACCACAACTGCGAATTCGGCGTCCGCTGTCCTGGCGGCCACTTCCGTTTCTATTGGCAACCCGACGTCCGCCTCATCGGCAACCCCATGGACGGCAACGGCCTCGACCTCGACCTCCCACCGGAATGGAAGAAATGAAAAAAGACTACTTCGCCTGGCACCAGGACAAATTCCTCTGGAAGAACAACGGCAGCGGCTACTGGATGCGCCTCACGCCCTACGATCCGGTCGTCAAACATCGCCGCCTCACGTGGAATCTCAAGACCCACGACATCGAAGAAGCCCGCCGCCGCCGCGACGAGATCATGCAGGAGTATCCCATCAACCCCCGCTTCAACTGGAATGTTCCGACCTCTCAAATCTGAAATCTCCAATCTGTGATTTTCACCCAGCATCCGATTCACGCCGCGCCGTCCATCCTCGGCCGCGATCCTGCCGGCAACGTCCTCGCCCGCTTCAAGGACGGCGTCCGCCGCATGACCCCGGATCAACTTGTCGAATTCCACAAACTTTTCGAAGAACGCATCCGCCTCGAGATCGAAGATCCTTACCGCTACGGCGCCGTCCTGCCCGTTTGGTCCACGGCCGACCGCCAATTCGCCGCGCTCCGCGAGCAATTCCCCAAAGGCGTCACCGAGTTGCTCATCCTCGGCGGCAACCGCGCCAGCAAATCCCGCTACCTTGCCCGCCGCGCCGTGCAGATCCTGGTCAATACCCCCGGCGCCAAAGTCTGGTGCCTGCAATCCACCGAAGCCTCCAGCATCCAGAACCAGCAACCCTACATCTGGGAATACCTCCCCGCCGAATGGAAACCCGCCGCCTCCGGCAAAATGCGCAAAGGCGTCGTCACGAACATCACCTACTCGCAGAAAGGGGGTTTTACAGAAAACTCCTTCGTCCTCCCGAACGGCAGCCAGTGCTGGTTCAAATTTTACTCCATGGACGTCAAAGCCGTAGAAGGCGCCGAATTAACCTACTGCTGGGCCGACGAACTCGTCAGTCCCGAGTGGATCGAAGCCCTCCGCTTCCGCCTCATCACCCGCAACGGCGAACTCGCCGTCGGCTTCACGCCCGTCCTCGGCTACACCGACACCGTTGCCGAATACCTCGCCGGCGCCATCACCCTCGAGGACACGGAAGCCGAACTCGTCCTCGATAATAAAGCCCGCCCCATCCGCGTCCCCCGCGTCCAGCAATGCGCCAAGCCCACCGCCCGCGTCGTCTACTTCCACACTGCCGACAACCCCTTCGGCAACTACGACGCGATGAAGACCGAACTCATCAAGTCCCCCAAAGACCGCATCCTCATGCGAGCCTACGGCGTCCCCACGAAAAAGGCCGCCAACATGTTCGTCAACTTCAACACCAACATCCACGTCATCCCCCCCGACCGCGTGCCGAAAAAAGGCGTCAACTACCAGGTCGTCGACCCGTGCTCCGGCCGCAACTGGTTTATGATCTGGGCCCGCTTCGACGCCGCCGGCCGCTGCTTCGTTTATGACGAATGGCCCAGCCAAGTCCGCGAAGTCCCCGGCGTCGGCCTCCCCGGCCCCTGGGCCGTCCCCGGCGGCAACAACCCCGACGGCATTGCCGGCGACGCCCAGCGCAGCTTCGGCTTCGGGTTAAGCCACTACAAACTCGAGATCGAAAACATCGAAACCCGCCACGCCCGCGACGCCGAAGACTTCGTCATCTTCGAGCGCATCATGGACAGCCGGTATGGCAACGCCGCCACCGTCGCCAGGGAAGGCGCGACCACGCTCATCGAAGAATGCAGCGAGGTCGGCCTCCACTTCACCGCCGCCCCCGGCGACGGCATCGCCGAAGGCGTGACGATGATTATCAACTGGCTCAGCTACGACGACAGCCAGCCCATCGGCGCCCTCAACCAGCCGACCCTGTATGTCACCAGCAACTGCAAAAACCTCATCTTCGCCCTAAGCCAATACACCGGCACCGGCCCCAAAACCTCCGGAACAAAAGATGCCATCGACGTCCTGAGATACCTCGTCTTGAGCGGCGCCAGCTACCACGACAACACCGACCTCAGCTTCGAGCCCCTAGGCAGCTACTGAAAAGCTGAAATCTGAAATGCTGAAATCTCAAATTTCCAATCTCCAATCCCTCAACTCTCAACCCTCAACCCTCAACTCGCTCATGCGCAAACAAATCCTCAAACGCCGCGACGTGATGGATCTGCTCGGCCTCGATCCCGACGACGTCAATACCTACCGCAAATACCTCAAAACCGGACTGCTCAAACCCGTCCGGCTCAAAGGCATCAAATACCGCCGCTTTCGACGCATCGACGTTTTGCAAGCGTTCGGCCTACCGGAGCCAATTTTATGATCGGAAAATCATCCATGAAATGCAACGCGCCCAAGCGCACGCCCGGCCACGCGACCAAGTCGCACGTCGTCAAAGCGTGCAGCGGAGGCGTCGAGAAAATCATCCGCTTCGGCCAACAAGGCGTGAAGGGATCACCGGCCGGGACCGCCCGGAACAAATCATTCAAAGCCCGCCACGCCAAGAACATCGCCAAAGGCAAGATGTCCGCCGCGTATTGGGCCGACAAAGTCAAATGGTAGAAAGGAGGAAACAGATGAAAAAAGGACTCTACGCAAACATCAACGCGAGAAAATCCGCCGGCACCAGCCGTCCCAAGTCGAAGAGCACGATCGCCCCGAAGGTCTACTCGGCGATGAAGAACAAACGCGGAGGCTTCAAAGCCAAATGAGCTGGCTCACCCGCAAGATCCGGATCGAGGTTCCAACCCTCACCGACCAAGAGAAGCGCGGCGCCTTGGCCGTCCCGGAGAGCACGCCTCTCTGGGCGGCCATCATGGCCGTGATCGACGAGCATATCGGTGATGCCCAGGCAATCGTCCGCGCCCCGCAAACCGCGCAGCAACCGAGCCTTCTCGCCCACACCGCCGGCGGCCTAGACGCGTTAGCCAGCCTAAAGGAAGACCTCGCCGCCCGCCGCGCCGACGCTATTGCCTCACCGCAAGGGCTCTAATTGCGGTGCTTTGCAGTGGATTGCGGTGCTTTGCTGTCGCAACGACTCGCAATTCATCAGCCGACCGCGCATTGCTCCCGGCGCATGGATCAAAGGCAACGCGGCAAAATCAAGTCAAAGCATGGCGTCGCCACTGCTCTCCGGATTATTTCCACGGACGGCCCCGCTCCTTCATCTGTGCACCGGGAAATCGCGCAGGTAAGCGGTCACATTCAACCCACTGCGCCTTCCCCAACCTAAGCATGCCCAAGAAGAAAGCCGACCAAAAGCCGTCGATCCTCGTCGTCGTCTCCGATCTGCATTGCGGCAGCACCGTCGGCCTCATGCCGCCCGACAGCGAGAACCTCGCCGGCAACACCATCAATTTCGGCAAGAACCATCATCAGCGTTGGTTGTGGGAATGTTGGCAAAATGCCCTGGGCGAAGTCGCCACCATCGCCGGCAGCGATCCTTACGCCGTCCTAGTCAACGGCGACGCCACGGAAGGCATCCATCACCGGTCGCCGGAAGTCGTCGCCTCATTAATCGAAAACCATTGCGCCATGGCCGCCGAAGCCTTACGACCGCTCACCGCCAAAGCCGCCGCCACCTTTGTCGTCAAAGGCACTGAATGTCATACCCACGACGTCGAGAGCTACCTCGCCAGGCTGATCGGCGCCCGGGACGAAGTCGCCCGCGACAAGTGGCTGATCAATATCCACGGCTGCGCCATTGACGCCACGCACCACATCGGCGCCACCAGCCGCGCCTACCTCGAAGCCTCCGCCCTTTCGATCACCCTCGGCAATGCCAGGTTGAACTCCGTCCGCGCCGGCCACCCGGTTGCTCAGGTCTATCTCCGCGGCCATCGCCACTGCGGCGGCGTCTACAGCGACGGCTCCGGCATGATCGGCGTCACCGGCGGATGGCAATTCTTGACCAGGCACGGACACAAAGTCGTCCCCGACAGCATCCCGCGACCCAGCCTCTTGATCCTAGACTGGCGCGGCAAACCCCAGGGCGCCCTCCCAAGCCCGCATCACATCTTCTACAACCCCCCGGCGCCCAAGGTGACGCATCTATGAGCAAGAAATCGAAGATCACCGCCGAGCAAATCGAATCCTCGCTCGCCCAATTCATCACCGAGCTGAAGAAAAGCCCCGTGAAGCTCGATCATGTCCCTCCAGGATGGTTCACCGTCTCCCAGCTCGCCGAAGAAAGCGGCAAAGCCGCCGTCACGACCAGCGAACGCGTCCGCAAAATGGTCAAAGCCGGCACCGCCGAACGCCAAGACTTCATCATCCAGCTCGAACAACGCGCCCGCGCCGTCCCCCACTACCGCCTCACCCCCCGGTAGGGCGCCCTCTGAAAT